CCACCACCTGTAACTTACACAGAGGAAGAGCTTCAAGCTAAACTTCAATCTGAAACAGATAGAAGGGTAACTGAAGCACTTAAGAAGTCACAAGCTAAGTGGGAAGAGGATTTTAAGGCAAAGCTTGAATTAGAGAAGAAAGAAGCACAACGATTAGCAAAACTTACTGCTGAAGAGCAAGAGCGTGAAAAGTTTAAAAAAGAGCGTGAAACTTTTGAAGCAGAGAAGTTACAACATCAAAGAGATGCTTTAGAACTTCAAACAACTAAGATTTTAGCAGATAAGAAATTACCAACTCAATTTGCAACATTCTTAATTACAGAGAATGATGCAGATAAAGTAAAAGCCCATATTGATACCTTTGAACAAACATTCCAAAGTGCTGTTCAAGCTGTGGTAGAGGAACGCTTAAAAGGTTCAGCTCCTAAAGTTCCAGGAACAAATGATAACGCTCCTTTAACTTGGGAAAGTGCATTACAAGAACACTATAATAAAAAATAAGGAGGGCATGACAAATGCCAGTAACTTTAGCTCAAGCAAACGCAACAAAAGTTAATAAAATTGATCAAATGTTAGTTGATACGTTCCGTAGGGCTTCACATCTATTAGACTCTCTAACTTTTGATGATGCAGTATCACCAGGTACAGGAGGAACAACTTTAACCTACGGTTATACTCGTTTGAAAACTGCTTCTTATGCTGCAACTCGTGCAATTAACAGTGAATTTACAGCAGGCGAAGCAGAGCGCCAAGCAGTAACTACTAACCTAGCAGTATTAGGTGGTAAGTACCAAGTGGATCGTGTAATTCAAAGAGCATCTGGTAACTTAAATGAAATTGGTTTCCAAGCAGATCAAAAAATGAAAGCAACAGTTAACCAATTCCACAACTTAGTTATCAATGGTGATAAATCATCTGATGCTAACGCTTTTGATGGATTAAATAAAATCTTAGTTGGTCAACCTACTGAGAAAAATACAGGTGCAGTAATCGACCTTTCTACAGGTGCATTAATCAGCACTAACTACAAAGCTTTATTATTCGCAATTGATGACTGGTTATCAGAGTTCGATGGCCGACCAGATGCTTTACTATTAAACTCTAAAATGAAACTAGTTATGCAAGCAGTAGCTCGTGAAGCTGGCTATAAATCAGCTGTAGAAGATGCTTTTGGTCGTAAAATTGATGCTTATGATGGTATTCCACTAATCGATCTAGGTTGGTACGCTTCAAATAATGCTGGCGCTACTCAAACTACTCCAGTATCACAAATTGTTAACCGTACAGTAGGAACTGCTCAAACAGGTTTAACTGATATGTACGCAGTTCAATTAGGCTTAGATGCTTTCCATGGTATTTCTATGGTTGGTGATTCAATTGTTAACCAATACCTACCAGACTTATCTTTACCTGGTGCAGTTAAAGATGGTGAAATTGAGATGGTTGCAGGTGTTGCATTAAAGAACACTCGTAAAGCTGGTGTTTTACGTAATATCAAAGTTCAATAATTGATAGGAGGATAAAGTGCTATGGAATACAAAATTACAGCACCTACTGAATTTACTGGATTAGGAGCAGGAGACTTACCTTTCTTACAAGGTGTTGCTGAAACTGATAACGAATGGTTAGCAGCTTGGCATGAGTCAAATGGCTATAAAGTAGAGAAGGTTAAAGCAACAAAAGAAGCTAAGTAAGAGAGTGGATTTATTCCCTCTCTTTTTTTATGTGTAAAGGGAGGGAAACCATTTGAAAGATCAAGAGTATTGGAACGAGCGTATAGGTAATTTAACTGCGAACGTTTATAACAATATTGAACAAAGAAGCGCAATATTAACTGATTATTATTCATTTGCTTATGAAGAGATTATTAGCTTAATAGGAGCGCTTTATGCTAAACATTCCAAACAAGGCGAACTAACTTATCAAGAGATGAGTAAATATCATCGAATGGTAACTTTAGAAAGCCAGGTAAGAGATATTATTAATGGGCTTGGCCAGAAAGAGATAGAAGCGAATGAAGAACTATTAATTGATGCCTATGAGCAAACATTTGAATCGATTGATGAGTTATATAAAGGCATTGGCTTGAAGTCGAATCTGATCAAGATTAATAAGAAAGCTATTGAAAAGGTAATTTATTATCCTTGGAGTGGCTCAGACTTTTCTTCAAGAATTTGGAATAACAAAATATCACTAATCAATGGTTTAAGAGAAACATTAGTTAGAGGTTTGATACAAGGCCAATCAATTGATGTTATGTCTAGAAACCTTGAGAACAAATTAAACTCAGCCATGAGAGATACTAAGCGTGTAATACGCACTGAATCGGCTCATGTGATAAATCAAGCTAGTATGGACTCATACATCCAACTAGGACTTAAACAAGTTATATGGCTAACAAGACAAGATGAGCGCACTTGTGAAGAGTGTGGACCATTAGACAATGAAATAATGACAATGGATACTGGACTACTGAAGCATAAAGGGAACTTTATTAGCAATCCTTATCATCCGAATTGCAGATGTGCAGTTGCTCCATATTCTAAAGAAATCAATAAATACCTTTAATTAGGTGGTGGTTAAATGCCGATTACAGAAGTAAAAACATTAATAGGTATATCAGACAATAGTAGAGATGATGTATTGAGCATCATCATTAACAATGCTACTTCTTTAGTTAAAGAGTATCTTGGATTAACTACAGTTCCAGCTTCATTAAATTGGATCGTAGATGATATTAGTATTACCAGGTTTAATAGGTTACGGTCTGAAGGTATTTCTGAAGAAAAAATTGATACTGTAACGACTACTTACTCTGGTAATTTGCTAGATCCATATAGAGAAACACTCGATAACTATCTAAAGAATAATGCAACTGAAAGTAAACAGGGTAGGCTGCGAATGCTATGAGAACAGATGCAAAAGCAGTTTTTTATAAATATACAAGGGTTTCAGATGGTATAGGTGGCACAACAAAAGGACCAGAACAGATTGTATTTACTGGATATGGTTGTTTATCTAGTGTTGAAAATCCAAGAAACCAAAAAACAACCCGAGTTAACATTACAAAAGAAGCTAAGTTTTTCTTAAAAGGAGTACAACCTCCTAATGATGTGGATTTTGTAGTAATCAATGGTGAGCGATTTAAAATTGCAGATATTGAGAACTTTGGGAAGGTCACTTCTTATACATTAGGGAATGGTAGCCATGTTACGGTTTGAGTTTAATAATGTACGAGAGTTTAAGAAGAGCGTAGGCGAATTGAAAGCAGAAATGGAAGCCGATATAAAGGCAGAAGTTAAAAACGCTACATTAGCGATGGAAACACGAATGAAAAATGATGTAGCTGTTAATGAGGGTGATTTACGCAGAAGTATTGACCATGAATTTACTAATGATGGATTGGTTGGTACTGTATACACCACAAAAGAACACGCTCTCTACAATGAATTTGGAACAGGTATTTATGCTGTAGAAGGAAACGGAAGGAAAACACCTTGGGCATTTCCTAAACGAGCAGCAGGAGCTAAAGAATACAATTTCCCAATCATTATGATCAATGGAGAAGAGTTTTATTTAACTCGTGGACAAAAGCCTCATCCATTTTTCTTTAAAAACTTTGATTATATTCGACCTCGTTTTGAGAGAGAACTAGAAAAAATTATAAGAGGTAGGTGAATTAAATGGGAGCTTCAATTGAGCTTCAGAAAGCTGTTTATACTGCACTAAATGGAGCGTATCCAGTTTATGATGATGTTTCAACTCCTTTACAGATGCCATACATACTAATAGGTGATGAAACGTTAAATAGGAACGATCCGAAAGGTGAGCAACTTTCTGAATTTGTTCTTACAATTCACACTTTTAGTAATTATTCTGGCTCTAAACAGGCGAAAGAAATGAATGAATACATTATTAATAAGTTAGTAGATCAACGAATTACAGTAACAGGATTTACTGTTTGTCGTAACGGTTTAGAACTTGCAGAAGTGAATAAGGAATTAGATGCGAATCGTGTTACCTTGTCTGATAATGTAATTATTTATCATGGCATCGTACAGGTTCGTTTTCATTTATATAAAGATTCTTAAGGAGGATAACCAATGTTAAAACTTAACTTACAAACATTTGCAGGCGCTTCTAATGGGCGCTACTTCTATATTGACGTTAACACAGGTACAGATGTATCTCCAGTTTGGACAAAAGCAGGCGGGCAACGAGATGCAAGCCTTGAGTATTCAAAAGATGCTATTGATACAACTTCAAAAACATCTGCTAACGGTTATAAAGAGAAGGATCATGGATTAAAAGAATGGTCTATCGAGTTTGATGCACTATTTGTTAAAAATGAAACTGCATTTGCAGCACTAGTAACTGCATTTGATACTGATAAAGATATTCAAATTCGTATCTCTGACGGTACTGGAACAGGTTCGGCTGTATCCTGGAAATCTGGTAAGGGTATTATTACTAAAATTAATAATGAATTCCCGTATGAAAAAGAAGCTACTTACTCTGTAAGTGTTGAAGGAAATGGACCACTAACTTAATAAATTTTAAAGGGAGAGGGAACAATTATGAAACGTATTGTAACTATTAGTACACAAGATAAAGAAAGACATATGAGATTTGGAACAAACCAGGTAGTAGCAGTAGAGGAACAATTAGGAACAAGTCTAATGGATGTAATGGATAATCCTAAATTTGGAACTATGCGTACTATCTTTTATGCAGGCCTTAAATGGGAAGATAAAGAACTTACTCCAGAGGATGTTGGGGATTTTATGGATGATGTTATTGCAGAGCATGGTTTCGAGTATCTAGCAGATAAGATGGGCCAAGCGATTGAAGGGACATTCGGAGATAAACCCAGTTCCATTGAAGGAGAAGCGAAAGCTTGATGTAGAAAAGCTTTTTTCAATCTCCTGTGGTAAAAATGGAGTAGATCCGATTCAGTTTTGGGAGCTTACACCTTTCGAGTTAATGTTAATTGATGAGGGTAGGCAAGAACACTATGAGATTATTAGGGCTGCTTTTCAAACAGGCTATGTTTCTGCTAAAACAGGTAAAAAACATGAACTATTTAGAAAGCCAGATATGCAAAAAATCTCTAGTGAAAGAACGAAAGAACTAGAAGATGAGTTTGATAGTTTAGACGAGTAGCCTTTGGCTACTTTTCTTTTTGTGAAAGAGAGGTGAGATCATGGAAAGAAGAATGGAAGCCATTATAGGGGTGGATACATCCGAATACGATAGAGGGATGGATCAAGTAGCTAGGCGAGCCGATATTGTTTCTGCACGAATGAGAACAGCAATGAGAACTGCAAGAGCTGCAATGTTACCGTTTAAAGTTCAGTTACAAGATGTTAGAGCGAGATTTATGGATTTAGGCATGAGTATGGATACCTATAGAGGTACTAATGCTCAATTCATGAATGATGTAAGACGTTTAGGAGCTGAGTACAAAGCAGCTACAGATGCAATGATTGCCAATAATAACTATCTAAGAGGTAGTTTATTAATGACTGCAGGAACAATGATGAATATGACAACTCAAGCTACACGAATCTCTGAAAACTACAAACGGATGAGAAACCCAATGTACAGAGTAAATGGAGCAGGGTTAGCAGTAGCTGGTGCTATGAATCGAATTGCTAATAACGGTAATGCTGCTGTACTTGCATTAAGGATGTTAGGACCTACTGCAAACATGAAGAAACTACGAGATATGCAAATGATGATTACTCAAGGTTTAATGAGGTTTCAAATGGTTGCAATGGGTGCTGCTGTAGGTTCTGCTCTTTTATATAGTGCATTACATAAAGGAGCTATGAAAGCAGATAAAGAATACAAACAGCTTTTTGAAACAATGAGTAAGAATGTTAAGAAAGCGTTTGAGCCGATGATCCAAGCGTTCGCTGCTGTAATGAAGCCTGTATTTAGATTTATTAAT